CGGCCACTGGATGTACTCGTCCTTGATCTCAGCCATGCGGCATCACTTCGCTCGCATGATGTACATCGCCACGGAGCCCCGGGGGAACACCTGCATGTTCGACTGGCTGCCCTCGGCGATCGCCTGCGGGGAGCGCCCCGAGGCGTTGTTCCCGGTCGAGGTCAGGTAGGTGTAGCCGGATGTGCCGATGCCGATGTCCTGGCCGGCGGTGCGGGACTGGAAGCGGCGGCCGGAGTCCTCGACCTC